GGCTGGTTAAGTGGGGGACCCCAGACTGGGTACCGGGGTGTCGTCAATCACCCTACAAACCCTGCGGTCTTCCATCTAACAAAAGATGGGTCGCCCCCTGTAGGGGCCAGGAACCTGTGAGACGTGGAACCTATCATAGTAGGCCTCATACTCAAGCTGCTCGTCAGGCGTGATGTCAAACGCCTCCCAAAACGAACAACGAGCTTCTGGCAGAACAACACCAGGAGTCCGTCTCATCCCATTACACAGGTTCGTGAAGCTCCAAGGCAGTAGCTCCTTGGGTATGGGTCTTCTCTTACCAGACCGAACATAACTACTGTAAAACGCCTGAAACACTGGCAACCTGCTGGAGAGTGCAAGTCCACCAGTGCCCACAGCATCCAGCCATCCGCGGAATATGGAGGGAGTATCCCAGCATTTAAGCATTACGGAATCCTTAGCAAGTGCTGTGTGTGGGTTGCGACACATGATCCATTCGAAGCCGTCGAAAACTGGTTTGGTTTGACAAAACTCGACCCGGTCGAATACGTCAACCGGCTCTTCCACAGTCATATTAAAACCAAGATCCAGAAACCAACTATCGAGCCCCTGCATAAAATGGGACAAATCGCGCCGCTCCAAAAACACGACGCAATCATCCCCGTTATTAGCTAATTGAGCAGCAACGCCCTTGTGAAGGAAGTAAGCTTTCATCATAGAACACATGAGAACACAATTACCTAACGAGGTATTCATGTCTCCACTCATGCGGGTGCCATGCACCTTATATCTTACCTCACCATCCGGTACACTACCAGAACAGTGGTTCACAAGCTGACACTCAAGCAATTTCGCCAGCCGAAGCCGGTGCTTGCCATGGAAACACTTAAGATAAACTTGGTGTTCCCACTGAAGAGCGTCATAAGAAACGTGCTGATCAAATCTGGAGGCATCGAGCCCCACAGCCACAGGATCACAAAACAAATCCCATTTATCCCGCAAAACACGGGCGGAATCTGTAGCATTAAACCCCTTTATGACTGTAGGATGCTCCTCATGGAACAACAACCCGAGAGACTTAAAAATTCTCTCTTCAGACGGTGACAGATAACGCCCAACCCTAATATTAAATCGTGGGTTCCGGGGCGATATCACCCTAGGCACAGGGTCAACTTTTGTAGTTCGGTCTGTCTTCTCGTACTTTACGAATACCTTCACTGAAGCATCTTCCTGGAGGGTATAGCGCCCCGCACGCATATCCTCCAGAGCATTCTGGTACACCTGCCTCTTGCGGCCACTGTATCGATCAACGAATTGCTGATGTGACACTGGGGCGGTCGAGGGAAGCAAGGGGACCAGTCTGTCCATGACAGGCCTAAGCCTATCTGAAAAGACACCGGGTTTCGGCCTGGGGGGGCGAACAAGCGCCCCATCTTTCTTGACCAGAAAAACCCTCTCAGTTATAGCACGTCGCAAAGTATCGAGGCTATTTATGAATGGCACTATTTCTACATCAGGGGCAACGCCAGCCACTCTTACGTAGCGCCGCTCCTTCGGGGTACCCAACTCCCTTTTCCACTGCAAACGGTCGGTGCGTTTTCGATTTTCGCCCTTGAACTTCACCGTGTCCCAACCGGACACGGTAGCTGTTGGCAGGGCTACTGGTTCACCACACCCAAGACCAGTGGAGGGAGCCGGGCACCCCTAATCGAGCATAGCACCATCCGGGACATCGTCCCGGATGAGCATGAAGGCCTTGCCGAACAACCCACCAAGGAGTCCAGCAGGGTCAACACGTTTCTGCCAAGCCCTAGATGCCGTAGCGATCTTCATCTTACGGAAATCATCACTAGGAACAAAAGACAAAAACAATGCCCGATCGATGGCTATGTTGCGATCAACAGTGCGCAGATCTTTGTACGCGGGCTCTGAAAGAAGCTTCTGAAGCCACCTCCTGGTGACCAAAATATTAGCCTCCGTCATCGGCCTCGCGCCAAACTTAAAATACGCCTCATGCGCAACACACGCAGCAAAGTTGGAACGCTTGCCCTTTTTCAACACCTTTTTCGTGCGTGAAATGCGCTCCACTCTCTGCGTCTCGCCCTGAACCTCAATCACGTGCTCGTTAATATAAGTGTGAGTTTCGACGTAATCCATGGGATCATTAGCCTCAGTATCCAAGCTACGGACCATGTCTGTAGTGAATTCCTCAACCCGAACATCCCCAAATAACGCGCGTCGCATCCACTCAACACCCCATTTCAATACCACACACGTGGGGGGAGCAAGAGGTTTAACCTGGCGCGCATCGTAGAAGCCATCCAACAAAGTGATGACATCAGCGACGGCCAATTCCTCGTACAACTCCCCGGGCGCCAATTCCTCAGGAAACGGAGCCGCTTCGCGGCGGTGCTGAGGTTCCTCGAAGTGCTCCTCTACCTCATCACCAATCTCCATCCCTCTCCATGAACCCTCCTCTGCAGAACCAGAAGGGTGCTCTGACGAATCCATTGTCCTTTTGCTGGAAGTTACAATTTACCCCTCAAAGAGTAGGCCCAGCCTTCAAACCCGATAAATCGAGAGATAATTCCTACGGAGACAAACCGCAACTATCA